CCTCCAACAGCATTAGTTGTTTCATTGGCAATACCGGCGACTGCTTTTTGAGTACCCCCAGCCGCTGATTTTGTTTTACCAAAAGCAATTCCCATTACTTTACTAAACAAATCAGCAGTAGTTTGGAGCTTTGCCATTAAAATATTCAATACCTTGATTACCGGTGTTAAAGCAAATATTAAACCTTGGCCAATAGATGCCTGTAATTGCTGGAACCTTAAACTTAGTACCCTTGTTTGATTTGCCCAACCACCTGACGTCCTCTGGAAGTCTCCCGATGCCAAGGAAAGCCTATCCATTACGAATTGATACCTTAACGCTAGCTTTTCCTGTTCTGACATTTTTGCGGTTGTCTTACCGAAACCTTTTTGCAATGCAAATTGATCAAGTGCGCTTTGAGTCATGACAACACCAAGATCTTTTAGACTCTCTGTTTCACCGGTCCAAATGCTTTTTAATTTTGTCATTGCCTCATCAGAAGAAATGTTATAAAATGATGAAACATCTCCTGCAAGTCCTGCAACGGCAGTAGCCATATCATAGGATGATTTTTCAGACATTCCAAATGCCTGCGACATAGCGCCCATTGTACCTATGTACTTTTTGGCAACTGTTTCAGATAAACCAAATTTTGAGATTGCATTGCGAGCAAAGTTATCCACCTGATTAGACATATTAGGAAAAGTAGTGGTAACTACGTTTTGAATTTCGTTTAAGTCTGAACCAAGCTTAATACATTGAGAGCTAAAATCAACTAACTTTTTTACAGAAAAAGCAGCTGCAAGTACAACTCCGGCTTTCTTAGCCATGGAAGTAATTCCTTGCAACTGCTTGTTAAAACCATTCTGGTTAACCACCAGGTCAAGTCCAATTTGTCCTACACTATCAGCCATAATTCTTCACCTACCTTTTACGGTTAAAAAGGTCATCGGCTCATAATGGCACTACTTGACTTTTATTTTTATTTCAAACTCTTTTCTGCAGTTCTTTCCTTTGCATTTTACATAAAGCCCTTGTGCCAAGGCTTCATTAGTATAACGTATTGGCATTTTATACCCACAGAAAGGACACGTTACGTTCTTTTGATCAATCTTTCTCACCTACTTTGCCATGGATTCAAACATCTTCTCCAGTGCCAGCATTTCCTGTTCAAATGTTTCCGTACTCATTTTTTGAGCAGATCGGTTTCGCCACTCACTACGAATACGTTTCTGTTCCTTGGTAAAATTTTTAATAACGTCCTTATCATTCTCAGCCCGGATACTGACCAAACGACCAAGCGGTGTTTCAGCACTCAGTCCACTAACTAAGGCTCTGAATTCATCCCATTTCATAGTTTTAAAAACATCAGAATAAATTCTTATACCATACTGTGTTTGAAAGCTCGATACGATTAGATCCCAATCTTCGAACAGATCATAATAAGGATCACTTACTCCCCCTGGGCGGAATCTCCGGTTAAAAGATCAATGGAACACATAACGATGGTTTGAAAATCTACGAATGAAAGCTTTAACTTATCGATCTTCTTTCTGTCAGCCTCATTGAACATAAGCTCATACATTTTAACCACATCACTTGGTGCAACACTCTGACCGTCACCCAAGAGCTGCATAATCTTTAACATAGTAGCTGCGTCCGCATTAACCTCATACAAAACATTCTTAATTTTGATCTTTGGATTCTCATCAAAACTTAGTTTTTCTGTAATATCTATTACTTTACTCATAATAGTACTCCTTTCAAATAAAGAGGGCGGAATTTTCCACCCTCATGATACATCTTTATTAAGCTCCAGCTGGTGTAAAGGTCGGTTTGCCCTTACAGATTACATCAAACTCTAAACCATCGATTGCAGTTGAATCACCGCCACCAGGGGTCTTAACATTTACGATACACGTAAAGTTAACTTTTGCTCCGGAAGGGAGTTCCCACTCAAACGGTGTAACCACATCGTTACCGGATTTCCATGCAAGTCCGGCCACATAATCGTTGCCAGGATCTCCATAAGTTCTCTTTCCTGTAAAAGTAAAGGAAAGCTTTTTGGATGTCATCATTGCATCTCCCCAGCCTTCTGCCTCCATAGGGTTCCATTCTTCAACATTGCCCTCTATGCTTGGAGCAAAATTTTCAAGGTTTGCAATAGTGATCATATCGGCTTCAACGCTACTTGATCCTTTACCACCGATTTTAAATTTATTGTTAAATACCGGATATGTTTTTACTTCTGACATTTAACTACCTACCTTTCATAAAAAATATTGATTTCTATAACACGCTCATATACATAGCTTTCATCCATATCCACATCCACAGGCTCTTCCTGCAGCATTTGGATATAGATAATTTTAGCGTCATTGATTGTAACGTTTTGTGTTTCTCTTAATAGCTCATAAAGCTCATAAGAAGATTTCTCAGTCTCCCTATAGCTTTTATTCCAGTGTACTAATAACGAGACTGGCTTCACTTTATAAGTACCACTATCCCCTAAGCTTATAGTTGGAGGCCTTGCTGTCTTAAGCTGGTATACTCCAATCGACTTCTCCTTTTTATTGTCCATTTTACCCATGTAAACATTCTCATCAGTAGAAATGTTAAGAGTAGATATGAAATCTCTGACATCAGCCAAATACAGCATTACAAACCTCCAATCCTACTATATAGTTTTTTAAACACTTGCTTACAAAAGTCTTTTTTATTGCCATCAATCCAATCGTCATACCATTTACCTTTTGCCTTCGGGTTTTCAGCTTTGCTGAAATTATACTCCGGATGATAATAGAGCCTTCTTGCATAAGGTGTCGATGATACTAAAGTAACTTTACCATTCGAACTCTCCGAATAATCAACAAATGAGTTATCATTTTGGAGATTACCGCTGTCTCTTGGTATTACTTGCGCTTGGACAACGTCAGTATGAAGAGCCTCTGCTGTTTGTTCCAAAGCAGTTATTTGTGCCTTACTTAACAGCTTAATTTTTTGAGTATTTATCGTTACTTTGGAATTTACTTTCATCACATCAGCTCCAATTTACAGTAGTTCACCGTACCATCAGGATTCCTCGCCTTGGTTCCTTCAAATATTGTCCTCTTAACCCCGTTAACAGTAGCGGTACCTCCGCTTAAGGTGGGCAGTTTAGGAGCAATATCACCCGGAAACAAAGCTATACCGCTTAGCGTAACAAGGATTTTTTCCGCTGTGAGAACTGTTTTTGCAGTATCCTGATAGTTGCATTTAGTATCAATTACAGTTGTTTCGAAAGAATCACCGTACTTATCTCTTCCTTCAGGAGTGATTTCTACACAGATAAGAGTTTTACAGAACCTTTTATCCACAACACAGGGATATTTCATTAACATACCCCCAATCTTCGAACACACAGACCGGTCTGGCATAACTTCTGGTATATATCTGCTTTGATTGCAACACCGCTATGAATAGTAAGATTCCACCCTTCTTCGAGTGACAATGACACTCCGTTAATCCCATAGTTTTTCAACACGGACTCGATATAATCCACATTTTCATACTCAAAGTCCGCCAATTCACAGTTGCATTCCCTAATAATATCCTGCTGGAAAGTGGTAAGATTAGAAATACCCTTGCCTACAATTCGGTTGTAAGTAAGGGCATCAATATGTCTGCTTGCCTTTTTAAGAGCCTTATCAATTGAGTCGTCCGGAATAGTGTTTCCTGAGAATTCATCATGATAATAAGACTTTTCAGCATAAGGCTGATATGCCATAGGATCACTCCTTTGCTTTAAGTGCAGCTCTGATTTTCTTCAGAATACCATCCTGTGACGTTGCCTGCCCGATATCAATTTTGTTTGTTTCAGCATAAGCTTTCAGATCATCAACAGACATATTAGACAGTTCATCCTCCTGAACTCCTTTTTCGGCCTTCAGTTTTTCCAGTTCTGCAACAACCTTAGCATAATCTGCATAAGGTACAGTTGATTTCGGTGATCTCTCAATCATTGTCCCATCATCCTCGGTAATGTTATATCCCTGGGATAGATAATAGGCTTTCGATTCTTCCGTAATGGAATAGACCTTATTTTCTTTTATAGCCTTCATAATAGGTTACCTCCTTACTGCGCTGTATGAATGATACATCCATCTTTCAGAAGCTCATCGATTGCAAATGTTCCATTGAATTTACGGTTCTGATACAGGTAGTTATCTGCTGTACGGGAATCAGTACCAGGAGTAAACACCTTGATGTATGAATACTTATTTCTAGATACCTGAGCTTCTGGATCAATCAAGATATAATCAATCTGTTTTGCTGTTGCTGCAGGTGTGCAGCCATTGGTGAAGTCAAAGAGAGTCTTGAGTCTAGCAGAAGGGACCTCAACAATCTTGTTGATATCATCCATGCTTCTTACTCTACGATCGATGCTACCAGGTGCAGTAACCTCAAGTGTTCTCTGGATGCCTTCTGCATTTTTAAGTAATTTTTTATACGCAGGGGTACAATACAGAACTACTCTGTCGAGTGGTACACCAGCTTCACTCATTGCCTCGAGATTAACATCAAAGTCAGAGAGCACATTTGCCGTTGTGATAGCGTCAGTCTTAACAGTTGCCCCGACTCTTTTTGCTTCAGAGTACACCTTAGAGAAGGTATAGCAATCTGCTTCCGGAATTGCTTGAGTGGTCTCAAATCTCTTCTGGATATTTGCAATGGTAACGACCAGATTTGTCTCGTCTACATCCATCGGATCGATAACGAACTCAATGTCTCTGTCATGATCCAGAGTCTTGATCTCATAATCATTGGAATAGGTACCGGTGTTAAATCCAAGTGTACCTCTCGTATGATCCTTG